GAACCCGACGCTGTTCGACGCGTCTCCGCTCCTGCTGGTGGACGGGTACGGAATCATCAATCTCGGGGAGAGCGTGGTCACCATCAACGACGTACCCCTCGGGGACGTCCGGCTGGGAGGCGGCTCTGGCGACTACCCCTACACTTATACCCGCGAAGTGTTCGAAACCTCCATGCTGAACACGGGCGACACCATCAGAGTAGCAGGCGGGCGGACCGCTTTCAGCATGAGGACAGCTGCCGGCTACACATGGGGGATCAATACCTCCGAAGCGACCGCCAGCGGAGATAATTGCTCTGTCAACGTCACAGCCGAAACGACGAACGGGATGGACGTCATGCTGTCCTGCTCGGGTCATGACTTCGCCTACGGCACCGCCGAGACTTACACGGCGGGGACGGCTGTAGTCAACGGATGGATTTATCAAACGGACAGCCCGATCAACTATTACGAGCCCGTCATCACAGTCGCGTACAATTGGGAGTACAACGGCAGCACGACCATCACCTTCCGCCCTGTCATCACGATTACAGGGTACGGAGCGGAGGACATTATGACCGCCTCGATCAACACAGTGCGCTACGGCAGCATCACCGGAAACAGCACGAAGGGAAGCCTCGGGGCTCCCCTGTACATCGACCTCGACATCGGCGAGGCGTACAAGTACGAGAGCGGCTCGCCTGTCAGCGTCAACAACGCCGTCAGCATCGGCGCGGAACTCCCGACCCTGTCGCCTGGGGAGAACGAGGTCACCTTCACGAACACGATCACCAGCCTGCAGATCATCCCGCGCTGGTGGAAAGTATAGGGAGGTGAGAGCGTGATCCCGATCATCTACGAGAGCACGGAGACCTCCTTCGTCAGCAACGGCCTCGGGCGCTTACGCGACTGCATCACCTGCAAGGTCACCGAAGAGCGCAACGGTGTCTACGAGTGCGAGTTCACCTACCCCGTGGACGGCGCGAACTTCGACCTGATCCAGCCGGGGCGCATCGTCGGCGTGACGCACGGCGAGACCGGCGACCTCCAACCCTTCGACATCGTTTCCTACACGAAGCCCATCGACGGCATCGTCACCTTTCACGCCGTGCACGTCTCCTACCGGCTGGGCGGCATGGTGACGTGGTCGAGGAGCATCAACAGCCTGACGGCGGCGATGAACCTCCTGAACGGCATCTCCGGGTCCGGCTTCACCTTCTCCGCTGACTTTACGAGCAGCGGATTCATGGCGGCGGCTGACGGCGTACCGAGGACGGTGCGCCAGATCCTCGGCGGCATCGAGGGAAGCATCCTCGACACCTACGGCGGCGAGTACGAGTTCAACCGGTTCCAGGTCGCCCTGCACAAGGCGAGGGGACAGGCGAGGGACTTCACGATCCGCTACGGCGTCAACCTCCTGGACTACTCCGAGGAGGCGGACTACTCCGGGACTTACACGTCCTGCATCCCGTACTGGACCGGGATGGACGGCGCGAAGCAGGTCGTCGTCCGAGGTTCGAGGGTGGACAGCAACCTCACGCCCTACAACGGCAGGAGGACCGTCGTCCCGCTGGATCTCACCGACAAGTTCGAGGACAAGCCGACGGCGGCAGCTCTGCAGACGATGGCGGCGACCCTCATGAAGGCACGGCAGCCGAACCTGCCCGCCCAGAACATCAAGGTCGACTTCATCAGGCTGCAGGACATGGCGGAGTTCGAGGACTTCGCGAGCCTCCTGCAGTGCAACCTGTGCGACACGATCAACGTCGTCTTCCCGCGTTACGGGATGAGCGGCGTGTTCAAGATCGTCAGGACCGTCTGGGACGTGCTGGCGGATAGGTACGAGGAGATGGAACTCGGGACCCTGTCGACTTCCTTGGCCGAGGCTCTCGGGATCTCCGAGACCGCCGGCAGTTATGCCACGACCGACGACCTCGGCGTCGCCGGAAATCTGGCGGTCGGCGGCACCATCACAAGCGCCGGCCACATCTACGCGGAGGGCAACGGCACCTGGATCGGCTATCAGACAGCCCCCTACTCGACGACCCAAAACATGGCCACGGGTACCTCGTGGATAACGACGGGCCGAACCATCAGCCTCTCCAAGGGCACCTGGCTCATTGAGGGAGAAATCGCCTTCGACAGTAACAGCACGGGCCGGCGCGGTGCTTGCGTCCACGTCCCGAGCGGGGTCCTTGTGAAGAGCCAGCACACAGAGACGGCCATCAACGGCGCGGCCACAAGAATCGCCACCAGCGCCTGCGTCGTCCTGACAGGCTCGAGCAACACGACCGTCAGTATTTACGGATTCCAGAACAGCGGCGGAGCCTTGAGCGCGACGACAACCATCCAGGCTACCCGCATAGCATAAGGAGGAGACCCATGTACCAAGGAACAACCCCGACCTTCACTCTGACCTTCCCCGACACGGTCGACCTGACCGATGCCACGGAGGTCGTCGTCACGTTCTCGACGAACAAGAAGGTCCTCTATAACAAGAGCGGCGACGCCCTCACCGTCAGCCCGCAGACCATCGAGGTCTTCCTCACACAGGAGGAGACGCTGGCGATCCCCGCCGGTGCGATCCTGATCGAGGTCAACTGGACCTACTACGAGGGCGGCGTCAGCAAACGCGCCTGCTCCACGATCGAGCGGGTCGAAGTCAACAGAAACCTGCTGCAGGAAGTCATCTAAACGGAGGCAGAGCATGGCGATCAACTTACCAATCACGGTCGAGATGCACATCGCGGAGACGACGCAGGTCTTCGCGCTGGAGGTCAGCCACGACCGGATCCCGATAGACGTGGACGTCGGCGAAGCCGTGCAGGTCGTCACCGGCGACCACTACGACGGACCCGTCGAGGTCACACCAACGCAAGAAACCCAGACCCTCGCGACGCAGGGCCTCTTTGTCGACGAGAACATCGTCATCAATCCCATTCCGAGCAACTACGGCCTCATCACCTGGAACGGCTCGGTGCTCACAGTTTCCTAAAGGAGGAAGAAAATCATGGCACAGAACGTAGTCATCAATGGCGTAACTTATCAGAGCGTTCCCAGCGTGGAGATCCCCACAAGTGGCGGCGGTGACAATGCCGTCTTCGTCGACACTTCCGACGCGACCCTTGCAAGCGGCGGGTCCATGCTTTCCGGCGTGACCGCCTACGCAGACGGCACGAAGTACACCGGCACCATCACCTCGAAGTCTTCAAGCGACCTCTCTGCCAGCGGCGCGACCGTCACGGTCCCCGCCGGTTATTACAGCAGCCAGGCATCGAAGGCCGTCGCCAGCGGATCCGCAACGGCACCGACCTCGATCAGCGGCACGACTGCGACCCTCACGACCGGCTCGAACACCATCACCCTCACGAAGAGCGTCAGCGTCACGCCTGTCGTCTCTGCCGGTTACGTATCGAGCGGCACGGCGGCGAACAGTTCCGTCAGCCTGACGGCGACCGTCACGACGAAGGCGGCGACCATCACCCCGGGGACCAGCGCCCAGACCATCGCGGCTGGCACCTATCTCACCGGCGCGCAGACCATCGCGGGCGACGCGGACCTCGTGGCGTCGAACATCAAGAGCGGCGTCGAGATCTTCGGCGTCACTGGCACCCTGACCTCCGCCAGCGTCTCGCAGGACGCGACCACCAAGGTCCTCACGATCGCGTAAGGGGGCGAGGGGAATGGCGAAAAACGTAACGATAGCGGGGGCGGCTTACAGTGCCGTCCCCTCAATTGACGTGCCGCAGACGGGAGGAGGGACCGCCTCGTTCTTCGACGTGTCCGACACCACCGCCACGGCGGCGGACGTCGCGCAGGGCAAAGTCTTCTATGCGTCGGACGGCACGCTGACCACGGGAACAGCGAGCGGCGGAGGGGGTGGCCTTGAATATGAGGGCGGGACCTTTGTCCTGCCAAGCGACACAACCCGCGCGACGATTCCTTTTTCTAAAACCTACACAGAGCCGCCTGTCTTTGCGCTCGTTTCGTATGTCGGCACCAAGATGGAGGCCGAACTCAGCTCGACCTATATTGCGCAGTGGGCTTTCTTTAGTCAGGGTGCCCTCACAGGGCAATACTTTCAAAGAACATCATCCGGCGGCACAATATACGGTGCATCATTCATTCATTACTTCACATCCTCAGGCATTGTAGCGACGAGTTTGACGGCCAACGGGGTACCGAGATATGGCTGGGACAACACCGGGGACAGCAGCAGTCTATACTTGCGGTTTCACGTTGAAGAGGACTGCCTGCATCCTGGACACGCTTCGCGTCCCTTACGAGGTGGCGTGGAGTATCAATGGATTGCAGCCTGGGCATAAGGAGGGCACCCGCATGAAAATCAATAGACTGATAAGTGCCTACAACAACGAGAGCAGGCAGGGGTGGAGCGTCAACTACATCGTCATCCACTACGTCGGAGCCGTCTCCACGGCACACGACAACGCCCGCTACTTCGCAGGCGGGGACAGACAGGCCTCGGCGCACTACTTCGTGGACGAGACGAGCATCTGGCAGAGCGTCGAGGAATCCAGAGCGGCGTGGCACTGCGGCGGACCTCTTCAGGGGACCGGCGGCCATTCCTTCTTTGGCTACTGCACGAATCTGAACTCCATCGGTATCGAGATGTGCGTCGTCAAGGAGAAGGGGAAGTACATCGTCAAGGAGAAGACCGTCGACAACACCGGCGAGCTGGTGCGCGACCTCATGAAGAGGTATGGGGTCAGCAAGGAGCACGTCATCCGGCACTACGACGTGACGGGGAAGTCGTGCCCTGCTGCCTATCCCGAGTACGCGACAGGCGACTACCTGCTCTCCAGCGCCGCCTGGGAGCGGTTCCGGAACAGGCTCGTCGGCGACGAGATCAAGAGCAAGATCACCCTCGCAGGAGCGAACTATCCGGAGACGCTGGAGAAGGGCGACCGCTTCGTCATCAAGGGCAAGGTCAAGAGCAACGCGAAGCTGAAGAGCGTGACGGTCGTCGTCGAGAAGAAGAACGGCGTCGATCTCGCCTACGCCACCAAAAAGAGATACACGAGCCTGCGGTCCTTCGACTTGGCCAAGATCGACCCCTACATCGCTTTCAGGAAGTTACCGGTGGGCGAGTACCGCTACAAAATCAAGGCCGAGGACGTCAACGGGACGAAGAAGACCCTGATGGCCCGGCCCTTCAAGGTCGTCAAGACAATCAAGAAAGGATAGACAACAATGACCACCATCATCATGAGCACGATCACGGCGCTGATCTCGACCATCATCGGCTTCGTGGTCTGGAACCTGCAGCGCAAGATTGAACGCATGGAGCGGGAGAACGAACGCAATCATAAGCAGCAGATCCAGATCAAGGCAGCCGAGCGCGACCTCTTGTATGCGGAGGCAAAAATCTCCGCCCTGACCGCACGGGTCGCCCGGGGCGAGATCGTGAACGGCGACCTCGAAGCGGCAGAGATGGATCTGGCCGAGAAGAAGAAAAACCTGACCGATCTCACGAACAAAATCGTCGCCGAGTACATGGAGGGATAACATGACACAGATCAAGAACAACGCCAGGAGCTGGGCGAAGGCTGCAGCCATCCGGGCGGTGAAGACGATGGCACAGACGGCGATCGCGATGATCGGCACGTCTGCGGCGATGGCACAGGTGGACTGGAAGCTCGTCGCCAGTGCGTCGGCTCTGGCGGGCATCCTGTCCGTCCTGACGAGCCTCGCGGGGCTGCCGGAGGTCGAGGAGATCGACCAGTAGGATAGAGCACACGGGCACCTTTTTCGCGGCCAGATTTTTGGCCATATTTTTGGCCAAATCGACCCGAAACAGGGTGAAATAGGAAGATACAGGAAGTAACAGAAAAAACGGCGCAACCGTTGAAATATCAACGCGTTTCGTAACTTTGCGAAACATGCAGAAACGCCGTGATTTTAGGTTCGAGCCCCGTATGCTCCACCAGCAAAAACGTTGGAATTCCAATAGTTCCAGCGTTTTTTATTTGTTACTGACCAAAAAAAGGCCAAATCGATGCAATGAAAGAGCCCGGAGGGGAAGACCCCTTCCGGGCTTTTTTCATTTTCATGACAGGCATGAAAATGGGAGAAACTTATTGATCGAAGTATGCGTCGATGGCGGCCGCGTTCCGCTTGTCCGTCTCTGCATAATCTTCAAACAGGTGCACGTAGATCCGGGAGGTCGTCTGCTTGTCGGAGTGCCCCAGGCGCTTCTGGATCTCGTCGAGATCCGCGCCAACGTGCCGGAGCATCGAGGCATGTGTGTGCCTGAGTGCGTGCATGGAAAAGACCGGAGCCTCGGGGTGGTCTTCCCGGAACCGTCTGACCCATCCCGCCAGAGCCTGCGGCTGCACCGGCGTGCCGTCCTCATGGCTGATGACATACTCGCCGCCCTGCCAGCGATCGCCGTAGGCGGCCTGAGCGTCCTCCTGAGCGGTTTTATACTCGCGTAGGGTGCGGAGTGCCACTTCGGGCAGAACGCCGCCTCTGACGCTCGTTTTGGTCTTCGGCGTGTCTACGTAGTCACCGCCGCCATCCGCGTGCATCCGGTTCGAGCGGACGAAATACTTCCCCGCTTCAAGGTCGAGATCTTCCCAGAGGAGACCCAAAACCTCACCCTTCCGGAGCCCGCCGAAGGCCGCCAGCACGAAGGCTGCGCGGTACTTTAGCGGCGCATCCCGCATCACGATCTCGTATAGGGTCGCAAACTCCTCTTCACTTAAGAACCGGGCCTCTTTCCGGTCAGCTCGGGGAAGGACGACATTCTCGCAGGGCGAGAACCGGATCAGGTCCATCCGCACCGCCCAGGCGAAGATCTGCCGGGCGAGGCCGTAGATGTTCCGCACGGTCTTCGGGGCCTGCTGCATACCGTTGACCCATTCTTGGACGTCCATGCGGGTGATCTTCGATGCCTGTTTTGTCCAGGCGTTTCTGACGGACGCACGGACGACGCGCTGGGCGTTCTGATGCGTGCTGCGCTTGTGGGCGATGGCGGAGTAGTCCCGGAGCCATGCGTCGCACAGATCCGGCCACGAGATATGCGACCAGTCGACGCGGCCTTCCTCGACCTCGGCAACGTAAGCGGCGAGGGCCTTGTCGGCTTCCCGCTCCGTCTTGCAGCGAACCGTCTTCTGGTAGGAGTGCCCGTCGATCATCACGCGGAGCTGCCAGGAAGTCGTCCCGTCCTTATTCACTTGTCTCTTCCGCTTGTTTCCAATCATTCGTATCTTCCGGACGCCACAAGGTCCTCTGCATAGTCGAGCAGTCTCTTCTGCCCCTCTTCATTGAGGGCGAAGAAGGCGTCGAAGAGACGGCCTTCAGGCCTTCCCATCGAGGAAAGGTGCCGAGCTGCAACGCGGAGCTGCTCTAAGGTGATCTGCTCGCTTCTTTCCCGCATCATGCGATCGTATTCGCTCTGATCTTCATCGCCATAAAGGTAGTAAACGTCATCAACGCCGACGGCGATGGCGATTTTCTTCAGAATGTCATATCTGGGTGTAGACTTCCCTGTTTCATAGCGGCTCAGCGTGGGGTGGGTGACACCTACCGCTTCCGCCAGTTCCCGAAGCGTCATGCCGGCTTGTTCCCGGTATTTTTTGATGTTTTCGCCTAATTTCATCACAATCAACTCCTTGCAACAACTATACCACAAAGTTACAAAAAGGCAACAAAAAAGTGTTGACATGGTACAGAAACGCACTATACTTAAAGGTGGTTGGTGCAGTATCGCACCAAAAGAAGAAAGGAGGAGAGTATGGACGAAAACCTGAAAGTGATGAGCGGCACGCTGGTAGGAAGCCAGGAGATCGCCGACTATCTCGGCATCAGCCGCAAGACCTTCAGCCTGAAAAAGGACGAGTATGGGATTCCTTACTACAAAGTGGGGCCCAGAACCTTGGCCAAGAAGGAATTGCTGGACGAGTGGATCCGTAACGGCGGCAGCCGACAGGAGGCAGAGTGATGATCGGAGAGTTATTGATCGCGGCGACGCTGATGCTGTCGCCGATGGCAGCCGAAGAACCGGCACAGCTTCCGGAGGACTACACTTCCATGACGCAGGTCGAGGAGATCTGTGAAGAACCGGCAGGTGATCTGCAGACGGTCCGGGTGACGGAATACTGCCCGGCATGCAACTGCCCTGCAGGTCACGGATCTGCGTCAGGGAAGTACCTCGAGGAAGGGGACTGCGCCTGCGGATGGCTGCCAATGGGGTCCACCGTCACGATCGACGGCGTGACCTACACGGTCGTCGATGTGTGCGGGACGGACGCCATCGACATCTTCGTGGACGATGGCAGCGGCGTCTGCCACTGTGACCGGAACGAGTATGCTGAAGCTTTTATCAATGAGAACTAAAGGAGGGCAAAAAAATGGACATGTTTTTTGCGAGTATATTAGCAGAACTGATGTTCTTTTTCCCTGTCGCCCTGGTGATCTGGGATCTGGTTAAGGGGGAAGGAAAATGACACAAGAGGAATTGCGGGAGATGTATCTCAGCAAGCAGAACACTGTCAGAGCGATGAATGCGCTGCTTGACGGAGTTGTGAGGGAGTGGCAGGTCGAATACCTGCAGGCCGAGCCGGGCCCCTATAGCAGCCTGGCGGAGTACATCCGCTGCTACGGCCCCGGCGGCGATGTCCGTTACATCAACGTAGCAGGTACCAGCGAGGGTGCGATCGTCAGAGAGATCTGCCGCGAGCTGTACGGAAACGGCGCGGTCGGGAGGCTCCCGAAGGACTATGCAGCCGAGCTCGAAGATCAATGGTACAAAGGAGGGCGGCTTCATGGAGTCAAATAAGAGGAAGGACCTTCTCCTGGCGCTCGCGAAGTATACGAAGGAGAACCCGATGCCAAGGCACCGCGTCGCCGAGATCCTCGGCGTGTCGGACCGTAAAGCACGGGAGGAACTGCACCGCATGAAGAGGGACCTGATCCCCGTCTTCTCCACCGAATCCGGCGGCTACTACCTCGCCGAAGGGGAAGACCTTGAGAGGGCGCTCGAGCACTACGAGAAGCAGGCGATCTCCATCCTGGCGACCTGCTACAGGATGCGCAGGCTGTACGCGCCGGATCAGATCAGCATGGGTGATCTGTCATGAGGGTGTACATGCGGGTCGAGGGACCCGAGGAACTGCCGGTCGCTGTCGCGGACACCGTGAAGGAACTGGCGGAGATCTGCGGGGCATCCGCCTCCGCGATCTACAGCATGCTGTGTCGCGGCTCCGGGAATTACCGGGCCGTCGAGATAGAAGAAGACGCCGCTGACGAGCAGCAAGCGCCTTCTGAAAAATTACCAAAGTTATTGTAACCGAAAGGAGCATCAAATGGCAAATCTTTACGAACTCACTGCCCAGATCGAGGACTTCGAGCTGGAAGTGGACGAGGAGACCGGGGAGATCACGAACCTCGACGAACTGGACGCGCTCCAGCTCGAGAGAGACGAGAAGATCGAGAACATCGCTCTCTGGATCAAGAATTTGACCGCCGACGCGGCGGCCATCAAAGCGGAAGCACAAAACCTCACTAAACGGCAAAAAGCGGCTGAAAACAAGGCGCAGCGCCTGAAAGATTACCTGATGGGTAATCTGGCCGGTGAGAAGTTCAAGACCCCGAAGGTGTCCATCAGCTACCGCACTGTGGAGGCGGTGGAGATCACCAACGAGGACGCGCTGCCTGAGGAGTTCATGACCGTCAAGACGATCTGGGCGCCCAATAAGGTGTATATCCGGGACGAGCTGAAGGCCGGCGGAGAAGTAGAAGGAGCGGAGCTGGTGAAGAGGACCAGCATCCAGATCAAGTAAGGAGGAGAGAAACATGGGAATTGTTTGCATGATTATGGGCGCATCCGGAACCGGTAAGAGCGCCAGCATGAGAAACTTCGACCCGGCCAAGATCGGCGTCATCAACGTAGCGAAGAAGCCGCTGCCATTTAAAAGCAAGATCAAGACGTTCAATAGTGATGACTACATGGAGATCGAGCAGGTCCTGAAGAAGGCGAAGGTGAAGAGCCTCGTCATCGACGACAGTCAGTACCTCATGGCGAACGAGTACATGAGGAGAGCCGGGGAAAACGGCTTCCAGAAGTTCACCGACATCGGGCGTAACTTCTGGGCACTGGTGAACATGTGCGTCGAGGAACTGCCGGAGGACGTCATCGTCTACTTCCTGCAGCACACCGAGACGAGCGACAGCGGAAAGGAGAAGGCGAAGACGATCGGGAAGCTGCTCGACGAGAAGATCAGCCTCGAGGGCCTCTTCACCATCGTCCTGAAGACGCAGGTCGTCGATGGCCGCTACATGTTCAGCACCCAGAACAACGGGCAGGACACGGTCAAGACGCCGATGGGCATGTTCGACGAGCCGCTGATCGACAACGACCTCGCGCTGGTGGACGCCACTATCAGAGACTACTACGGGATCAAGGAGGTAAAGAGCAATGGTAAAACTGCCTAACGATTGGAGAGATCACGCCTTCACGGGCGGCGGCGAGAGACTGCCGGCAGGCGGGTACGTCTGCAAGATCACCGGGACGGAGATGAAGCTGTCCCAGAAAGGGAACGAGGGCCTCGTGCTTTCCTTCGACATCGCAGAAGGACAGTACAAGGATTATTACCAGAACCATGAGTCGCAGAAGTGGCAGGCGAGCCTCTGGCAGAACACGCCGAACGGCGACAGCCGCCGCGATGGATTCTTCTACGGGATGCTGACCGCCATCGAGCGCTCCAACCCTGGCTTCCAGGTCAAGGTCATGGACAACGGCGCGCTGGACGAGACCTGCCTTGAAGGCAAGTACGTGGGCGTCGTGTTCCGCGATGAAGAGGACGAGTACAACGGCGTGACCTTCTTCCGGGCGCGTCCCTACCAGATCCGCAGCGTCGACGAGATCCGCTCCGGAAACTTCAAACCGGTAGAGCCGAAGACGCTCACGAAGCAGGCACCGGCGAAGCCGAAGCAGGACACAATCCCGGACGGCTTCGAGGCTATTGGGGATGACGACATCCCGTTCTAAGGAGGTAAGCAATGAAAAAGAAGTACATTGTGACCCTGCAGAGAGGCGGGGCGCATATAGAAACAGAACCGATTGATCCGATCCAGGCGGAGGACCTGATGGAGGCGGCCGCCAATGCCGGATTCGTTGTCCGCATCGTGCTGGCGGCAAGCGAGGAAGAGCGATGAAGATCCTGGCGGTTGATCCCGGCAACACCGAGAGCGCCTTCGTGCTGATGGACAAGGTGACGCAGCACGCCGACGAGTTCGGAAAGATCGGGAATGAGGATCTCCGGGACAGGCTCCGGCGCTACCGGGTCAAGACGAAGACGATGGCGATCGAGATGATCGCTTCCTACGGGATGCCGGTAGGCAGGGAAGTGTTCGATACATGCGTCTGGATCGGGCGCTTCCTCGAGACCTGGGAGAGCCTCGGAGGCACTGCAGCCCTCGTCTATAGGAAGGACGAGAAGATGCAGATCTGTGGATCCCCACGAGCGAACGACGCGACGATCCGCCAGGCGCTGATCGACCGCTACGCCTACAACGTCCCGAACAAAGGGAAAGGAACGAAGAGCGACCCCGGCTGGTTCTACGGCTTCAAGGCCGACATCTGGCAGGCCTACGCCGTCGGGGTCACGTATCTGGACATGCAGAGAAAGGAGTAAAGCATGGCACGCGGGTTCATCAAACTGGACAGGGGATTGATGGATCACTGGCTCTGGGAGGACAAACCGTTCGACCGTGCACGCGCATGGGTGGACCTTCTCATGCTGGCAAACCACGCCAGCACCAAGGCGCCCTACAAGGGCAAGATCGTCACATTCGAGCGCGGCACGGTGAACAGGTCCATCACATGGCTGGCAGAACGCTGGGGTTGGTCGAGGAAGCGAGTAAGGTCCTTCCTGAAGTTACTCGAACAGGACGGCATGGTGACCGTCAAGGGTACCAGCAAGGGTACCACCATAACCCTTTGCAATTACAACGTTTATCAGGCACAGAGGGCCAGCCAGGGTACCAGCAAAGGTACCAACGAGGGTACCAGCCAGGGTACCAACCAGGGTACCACATACAAGAATGATAAGAATGATAAGAATGATAAGAATATTACTCCCCCCTTACCCCCCTCAAGAGGGGGGCGCAAAAAGATGCGCAGGCTGGACGACGGCAGCGACGACGGCGACGACTATACCGCTATGCTCCGGAAACAGCTCGAGGAGGAGATGTTTTAAGGGAGGTGAAACATGGAACGGACTGAGCTGAGGCATAACGTTCCGACGGATGAAGAGGCGCGCAGACATATCGAGAACGTCCGATCAAAAGACTCCGGCTGGGCGGCGATAGCTGACTGGATCGAGAGCGGATGGCAGAAGAGCCTTGTGGACTACGTAGAACCACCGGCACCCGAGTGCCCCTTGTGCGGCGATACCGGCTATCACGAATGGGAGGAAGTCCATCGCGGCATCGTCTACCAGTACGCTGAAGAGTGCATCTGCAGAAAGCGGGCC